TGGACAAGGCCCAGGGTGTAGTTTTCAAGAATGAAATCCTCGTTCCGTCCACCCGGCCGTACCGGGCCTGTCACCAGGCCGCGATTATAATAGGTGGACTTCTTACCAGTCGTCGGTGTGATCTGATCATCATCCACAACCTTGAACGCATAGTAGAACTTTGTCAAGGCCGCCGTACGCAGGAGGACCTGTCCGGCATCACTGATGTTGCGAGCGCATTCAACCACTGGATCACCGGCGTTTGAAATGCCCTTCTGCTTCTGCGTCACATCGGTCGTGAGCTCGTCGTAAGAGACGATGTTGGTCTGGGTCCCCGTCTCGCCGATGCTGCCGATATTGCCGACCTGGACCCAGGCCAGTCCCTCATACTGGACCTGCGTGAGGTCAGTAGGCTTGGCCGTTGCGCAAATAAAAAGCGCCCTGCCCTTGTTCGTATTCGCCATACGTCACTCTCCTTTCTTCAAACGAACGCTTCATAGTAAACGCTGATCGGGATGATCCATGACACATCGCTCTGGATGCCCGACATTGTGTCCGGTTGCCTGGTGATCCTGACCCGCACTCCCTCGCTGATCATGATCGTGTCCTGGGGGAAATCCTCAATGATCTCTGCTGCCACGGCGAGGCTGGGGGACGGTCCTACTCCCAGAAGGGAAACCAGGGAGAGTTGAAGGATGCCCTGGCGGCGCTGCTCATTGCCCCTCAGGTACAGGCGTTCATTCTGGTTCCGGAAGTGGGTGACCGCGACGTACTGATGGTCAGCGGGCGGAGTGAACTCGACATTGGGCCACGCGATCGGCAGCGTCACGTGATCCCTCACATAAGCGAACAAGGCCTGCTCAATGTTTTCTTCTGGCGTCATTTGCCCGTCACTTCCTTCTTGATCCTGGCGCCGGAGGCCCGGACGATCTGGGGCCATCGCTGGGCTGTCAGCCCTACGAAGCGATGGCGATGCTCCTGGACCCCGGAGTAGACTGCCTGGAAACCGAGATGGATCGTCTCACCCAGCTTGGCCCCCGCGATTACGAGGGTGATGGGCGCTTCCGTATCGAACTTGACCTTGTTGTCCCTCTGCATCTTCGGCATCTCAGCCGTCGAAGCCATCAGCGAACGGCGAAGGTTGCCGGTCACAACTGGCATGTTGCCGCCATTCCCCTTGGAGATGCGGACCTCGTTGGCGACCGTCTGGGCCGAGTCCCTGAAGACGGCCGTGAGCCGCGCCTCGGACTTCCTGACCCAGGCCGAGACGGAAGCGCTGAAGGTTGCCATCAGGGCTCCCTCTCATATCGAATGCCGTGATCTCCCGGGTACGGCTCGAGATGCGGGTTGCCCCCGTAGGCAATCTCCATCGGTATCCCTTCCTCGGGGAACGCTGTGCAGACGAAGCGGGCCTTCGGCGGGTCAAGGCTGTCTTCGATCCCGATGAAGTGGCGGCATCTCCGGATGGAGCACTGAGGTTCAAGAGGACTGGTCATGGGGCCTTCTTCAAAAGAGCGTTGAAGAGCTTTTCCAAGGTTGGGTGGATGCGGTTAATCGGAAACCCCGAGATCGGCGAGATGGTGCCTGGTCTATCTTTCCCATAGTTAGGATGGGACCAGGCAGCGAAGCTCTCGGCGAGATACTCCTTGAAATTATGGTTGGCATACTGCGACGGAAGCGATCGCCCTTTCGCTTTACCGGGAAGACTGAGGAAGAAGCTCTCGAAGGTAAATGTCGACGGAACCAGGCCTGACAATTGGGCCTGTGTCTCGAGCTTGTATTCGAGGGCATGGCCGAGCTCGTGACGAAGAGTATTGTCCATCAACTGATCTCCGCCAACGCCCCATTGACCCCATTTGATCGTCCCTGACTCACCTGCTCTTAAGGTCCCAGCCAATTCGATCCTTCGGGAGCCGCCATAATACAAACCATTAGCGACGTTCTTCGACCTGTCGTATTTCAGGTAGGCGGACGGGTTCGTCGATATTTGGAGATCATTCAGGGTCAGGTTCTCTGCGAAGCCCGGCATTTCTGCTACAAGCCGATCAAACGTTTTATTGACCTGCTGCATCCGCTCAACAAAGCTCTTACCTCTTGTGGCCTGAGAGCTGCCGAACATCGTTGGTAACTTCTTCCCATCGCGATCGGCATCTGTAGCTACCGGGCTCATACCAGAGTTGATGCCGTGCCGATAAAAGAAGCCCTCCTTTGCATCCAGCTCTGTCTTCCAATTTGCGCTGTCTGCCAAATACTCCTTCCCTGGCGGAAGCGTCCTTCCTGACGATGGCTTCGGCAACACGGCAGGCTTTGCCTCGAACCGGTTCATATACACATAAGAAATACCTGTGGGGTTTTCCTCGATGTGAGTGACCGTGAACTTCATTCCCCGCGGCAGGATAAGCTCGCCCTCGGTGCCATAGGGAATGACATACCCGACCTGGCCCTTGGGGAGGTTCACAACGAACGTGACCTGGCGGCCCAACCCTCCTGGTCCAGCCTGGGCAAAACTATCCGCTGTGCTTCGTTTTACTGTCGTGGAGGCATAGCCCTTCTGTTCGAAAACTTCGCCTACCTTGATGCCCGTCATGTCCGTAAGATAGGCCCCTCGGAACATTGTCGTGCTCTTAACCAAGGAGCCTTTGTTGAGCGCTGAGTCAAGGTTCTTCACAAGCTCCGAGTCCGTGAGAGGCGCGCCCGTACGAAGCTCACGGTTAAGACCGGCATACGCGCTGGTATAGTACCGGTCCACAGCATCCTTTTCTTCTATGGTCAGTGTAGAACTTGAAGCTGCAAACTCTTTCTTCAACTCAGTAACAAGAGCCCTGTCCTCGAGGTCGGTTCGAATGACCTTATTCCGTAGCTCATCCGTCACGGGAGGCAACGGCGGTTCAGGAGGAGTGATTGGTGGTCCGATCGGCGGTTTCGGCGGGCCAATAATCCCGCCGCCGCCCTTCTTCGGCTTCGGCCCCTGAGTATCAATGAAGGTCTTCGCCTCGTCGAGATTTTGTCCCTCCCAGAGGGTTACACGATCGAGCTTCACAACCCAGACGTCCGTGCCCTCCTTCTTCCAAATCTCCCATGTGTTGTACTTGAGCCGGGTGTACTTGGCCCTGATCGGCATCCCTTCTGCATCGACTTCATCGAGGTAGGCTTCATCGAGGTCATCAGGCGGGGTCTCACCACCGCCTTCGTCCCCAGGATCGTCAAGGCCCTGCTCTTCCCGCCGAAGTGCGCCACCAAAATCGATGTTGAGTTCCTCATCGCAGCGACAGTTGATGATCTCCTCGGGCGGTGCGCCCAGCGAGGCATCGAGAGGATGCAGCAGCCGAGCCCCGCTGGGCGATACAAACGGCGTCGTAAGTCCACGCACCGTCTGTCCGTTCATTGACTCATGCGTATCACGAACCCGCTTATCGCCCGCAGACCGCCAGACCCGGACGACGTCATCCGAGGTGTACTCTGTTTGATCGAGTGTTTGCTGAAAGGCCTCATGGGCGGCCTTATGCACCGCTGCTCCGGTTTCGGTACGCGCGACCGTCTCACCGCGGAGTTTGACCGCGCGACTGATGTAACGATCCACCATCCGAGTGATATCAGCCTGGGGCAATTTCTCTTCATTCTCGATGGCCTTCCTCAATCTGGCATCGAACCTCTTGTCCCTCAAGGAGTAGCCAAGGGCCTTGCTCCAATCCGCTGAATCGTCCGACTGGAGCCATCCCCGATAGTTCATGGCCCACTGCGTCTGAGGACCGTTCATGCCGAGGATGCCGCCCTCACGCTTCCCTGAAGGGCCGATCCTCCCCGCCAGGTCGAGGCCGATCTGGATTGGCCCTTGCCCTTGCTCATACCCGGCGAGGATAGCAACACGGGCAGCCTCCTCCGTCTCCTTTGTGATGCGAGTGATCCTCTCGCCCGCAAAGTTCTTGATCTCCTGCTCAGCCCGCGGGTTGGAGACGTCGAACCGGACAACCGCCTCAGCCATTGATCGTCTTCTTCTCGAGCTTAGGCATCGCGGCCATGGCCAGGTTGCCTCCTTGGTCGTAGACCTCGGTCAGGGACTTCCGGAGCGGCGCGAAGGAAGCCTCTTCGATGTTCATGGCCCGGATGGCGCCGTCCACATCGCCCCGGTCCAAGGCCCGCACCAGGTCCGACATGACGATCCCATTGCGGACGTCATCGAAGCTCGTGTGGAAGGACCCCTCGACTGCAGGCTCCGACTTATCGATCAGGGCTCGCTGTTGCTTACGGAGCTTCATCGGACCTCTCTCAGGATCAGGATCAGAAGAACCGTCGTGAAGACGATCCAGCCAAGAACCCACATCAGCCGGCCACGAAGATGAGAAAGTAAACTGGGATGCCGGAGGCAGGCCCGGCTTCGATCTTCTTGATTTGATGCGGCCTGTCGCCGATCCTCAACACGTCATCCATTCGAGGCTCCAGGTTGACCTTCACGCCATCCGGACCTGTTGCAAGGACGGCACACTGGACCTCGAGGTCGCCCGCGAGGATCACGGCGCCATCGATATGGTTCTTGTTCACGCCTTCGACCACGCTCTCGAGCCGATAGACCGTCTCGGTCGGCAGGCCAGGAAGCCATGGCGAATCGGGATCAGCCGTGGCTCGAGCGATCCGGGTCAAGGTCACGGTCCCCTGGGCATACTCGGTATGAAGCTCGTTCGAGACCTGCTGCATCTCGAGGTAGAAGGCGTCGGAGATATTGGTCATGCGGTCCTCTCAGACCGGCCGACCAGGGAGCTGGCCCAGCCGCCATCGTTGCCGCCCAGGAGCGGCGCCAGAAGTCCGTTCAGGACAGTCATCACGGGGAGCTGGCTCTGGACCGTCCCGCTTGTTGCGTAGGTTACGGACACGCTGCCAACGGTGACACTCTCCTTGATCTTCCCTGGGATGATATCCGGCTGAAGCGAGCCTGGTGACTGGAGCTCGCGCAGGGCTGACTCATAGGTTGCCTGCCTCACCTCGACCGGGGTTTCCTCCGGGTCGATGTAATAGCCTTCGGTGTCATAGGCACTCACCCGCGGCCAAGCTCGAGGCTGCTCACGGCCATGGGTCCGATAGCCAATGAAGGACGAGCCATAGATTGAGTCGATGTACTGGCTGGCCCGGACCAGGGCGTCAGTCACGTCGCCCTCGGGGACGATGTAGCCTCGGTTGGTGCAGTACTGGTTGAACTCGGTGGGGTTGCCGTACCAAATCTCGTGGACATGATCCAAGGTCATATCGCCCTCATCTGTCTGCGTTGCAGAGCTACTGGATCGATCAGCGCCTCGGTGATCGTGACCTTGCCGGTCAGCACCGTTGAGATGACCCCGCTATCATCGATCTCGACCTCGTGATAGTGGGAGCCGATCAAGGCCAAGGTGTCGGCAGGGTTGATCAGCACATCGAACCTTCCGGCTGGTCCATTCACGATTGTGATGCCAGAGCCCACGGCCTTCGACACCAACGGCGGATCCTTGACCGTCTTCGACAATTGCCAGCGGATCAGGACGCCCGTGATATTGATCACTGCATTGCTGTCGTCGGTCACGGTAATTTCCAAAATCTTGGTATCGCCTGCGAACATCGTGAAGTCTGTGGCCATGGGTTAAGCCTCTTCAAGAAGGAGCCGCGTCAACCGTCTAGCCGTCATGGTCTCATGCAGAGGCGGCAGCTTCGCCGTCAACGGTATCCGGAGGGACCTCGTGGCCCCGATGGCAATGCTCTCGATCATCGTCGCCCCCAATACAATCTCCAGGTCAGGCATGACCCCGATCAGAGGGGTCCTCAGATCCATGATAGCAATCAGGTCGATCGACCGGGGCGGCGAGGTGCTGTTGGTCGCTCTTCCTGCAGCAGCCAGCAGCACCGGCCCCAATGTAGCCGAGAAAGTGCCACGAACGACGACCTGGGCCGTGCCCGCAATCGTCAATGCGCCTAGTGTCGTGGCCAGAGTGCCCTTGGCCGGAACCGTCCCTGTCGCGAGAGCAGTCAGCGCCTCGAGCGTCTGGCCCAGCGTGCCCTGGATCAGGACCTTGCCCGTGGCCAGTGCAGTGAGCGGAGCCAAGGTCGTCGAGAGCGTGCCGGTGAAAATCTGATTAACAACCGTGCCAGTCCCTAGCGCGGTCAGCGGAGCGAACGTTGTCGAGAACGTGCCCATCGTAGGCACGGTGCCGGAGAAGGCAGCCAGGGTCAGCGCATCCAAGGAGATTGCCGCCGTGCCCTTGACCGCTACCGTACCTGTAGCCGCCCCTGTCAGGGCGCCCAGGGCTGTCGAGAGAGTACCCTGGACTAGGACCTTGCCTGTAGCGAGGGCTGCCAGTGACCCTAATGTGACCCCTAGCGTGCCCTGGACCAGGACCGTGCCGGTCGAGGCCAGTGAGGCATTGTCCAGGATGATCGAGGCCGTCCCCAGAGTAGGGACGGTGCCGGAGAAGCCTGCCAGTGTCAGATCGCCCAGCGTGATTGAGGCCGTGCCCTTAACCTGGATCGTCCCCGTACCGAGAGCTGTCAGTGGAGCCAGTGTGGCGTTGAGTGTTCCACTAAAGATTTGATTGACGACCGTGCCCGTACCAGCCAGTGTGGCTGGAGCAAGCGTTACGTTTGCTGTGCCTCCTACCCTGACTGTGCCGGTCCCAAGGGCTGTCAGAGTTCCCAGCGTCTGAGTCAGCGTTCCACTGAAGACTTGATTGGCGACTGTGCCCGCACCGGCCGCAGTGAGAGCACCCAACGTCGAGGCGAGCGTGCCCTTCAATTGGACCACGCCCGTACCCGATAGCGTGGCAGCGCCCAGCGTCACCAATAGGGTGCCACTGAAAATCTGGTTAGCGACGGTGCCTGTGCCCGTCGCCGTCATCGCATCAAGCGTGGCCGTCAGTGTGCCGGTGACTTCCCCGGCTGTGGGCTCATAGACCGTACCGGTGCCACTTAACGTCAGATCATCAAAGCCGCCCGTCCCCGCCGCCACTGGTGCGGTGAGCAGTTCGACCATGCGAACCGCCCACGGGTTAGGCGGGGCC